CAATGGCAATGCCAAATTTGGTCATCCACGCCTGTGAGCAAATTATTAAAGGGTAGATCATAATGTCAAGCCAAGCCAATGTTTATTCAGGTGCCCTCACAAATGTAGTGTGGTACACTGACAAAATCAGAATTGACACCGGTACCAACAGTGTTACCTTGCAAGTGAATTTTGGCAATGTGGCCAATGGTAATATTACCTCCGACACTATCTACAGCAATGCCATTGTTATTCCGGCCAACAGTAGATACGATGCGTTTGTGGGTGTTGGAAACTACGTGACCATCGCCCTTGGCAATGCCACAATACAAGAACTAGGCACTGCCAGTTCGGGCACCAGTGCTGTTCAAGGTGGAATTAGACAACCCTATACACCTTGATATGAGAGCTGAAGAGTTCATCAGTGAGACCCGTGGCACCCCCACTCGTCGAATGCAACAAGCCACGCGAGGGTCAAACACATTCTGGGATCCAACAAGGACCGACAGCACCTACACCTTGAATCGAGTGATGATGGCTGCGGCTGCAACTGATGGAACATTTGTTCCAGAAATTCATGGACAGAGTTGGGTAGGCAATGATCGCACTGCACATCCCTACACTCGGCAAGAACAAGACATGCTGAAAAAAGCCTACAAAGCCGTGGGCGCAGCCTACAAAGATCTCAATCGCGGAGATATGCGCAGCATGGAACTAGAAACAACAAACAAAGTAAGCCCTGTCAAATCGTTTAAAGGCTACGCCAGATGAGAGCCCGTGAATTCATCACCGAGCAGGCTTCATTGCCCCCGGAGCAAGCAGATCCCATGAACCATGTGTTTATATTGCCAGGAGTGCAATCCAACGATCCATATCTGATATATCGCCTGGGTGTGGCCATGGCTCGTGCCAGAAGTGATGCCGGCGCAGAACCAATTCCATTCATGCCAGACTGGTCGCCAAAGGCAGCGTTTGGAGAAGAAGCAGTGGTTGCTGGATTTGATGCCACAGTTGAACCAGTGATTGATCGGGCTCTGACAATGGCCGGCTTGCCTGTTAAAAAAATACAAGTCAGCACACCCAACAGTCTGGAACCTGCATCTGTGTTGACACAAAGTCCGGTGAAATCATTTGCTGGCTACCCTCGTTAATTAACCAACACCAAACGTGCCAAATGTAGATCCGCCAACTGATCAACAGTAAATAGCTCATATGAGCACATTAGAATCAGCACTGGTCAAAAAGGCGCACACGCCTACACTTTACACTGATCAACAGCTAGAGGACTTTGCTCGCTGTGCTGATCCAGTAACTGGTCCGGCCTATTTCTTAGACAACTTCTTTTTCATACAGCACCCCACACGTGGTAGGATGTTGCTGCATCCGTTTGAATACCAACTCAGACTGATTGACACGTACCACAACAATCGTTTTTCAATATCAATGCTGCCCAGACAAACTGGCAAGTCAACTGTGGCTGCTGGATACTTGCTCTGGTATGCAATGTTTATTCCTGATTCAACTATTCTAGTAGCAGCACACAAGTATCTGGGCGCACAGGAAATCATGCAGCGTGTTCGCTATGGGTATGAGTCTTGCCAAGATCATATCCGAGCCGGGGTAGTGAGCTACAACAAAGGATCCATTGACTTTGACAACGGATCACGCATAGCATCGCAAACCACAACAGAAAACACTGGTCGTGGTATGAGTATATCCCTGCTGTATGCTGACGAATTTGCATTTGTGCGTCCCACCATAGCCAAAGAGTTCTGGACTAGTATCAGCCCCACACTAGCCACTGGTGGTAAAGCTATTATCACGTCAACTCCCAACTCAGACGAAGATCAGTTTGCGTATCTGTGGAAAGGTGCCAACAAGTGCGAAGATGAATATGGCAACCCCACTCCCATGGGTATCAATGGATTCAAAGCGTTTAGAGCAAAATGGCAAGAACATCCTGACAGAGATGACAAGTGGGCAGCACAGCAACGAGCGGCACTGGGCGAAGAACGTTTTCGTCGAGAGATGGAATGCGAATTCATTATCAATGATGAAACTCTGATTGCCCCAATCAAACTGTTGGATCTAGAAGGGCGCGAACCCCTGTACAAAACTGGCCAGGTGCGTTGGTATAAAAAACCCGAACGCAATCGTATCTATGTGATAGCACTTGACCCCAGCCTGGGCACAGGTGGTGATCCTGCTGCTATTCAAGTGTTCGAAGCCAACACCACCATACAGGTTGCAGAATGGCGGCACAACCAAAGCGACATTCCCACACAGATTAGAATACTCAATGACATTGTCCAGCACATCTACGATATCACTCTAGACGACAAGAGCATTTATTATTCCATTGAAAACAACACAATTGGCGAAGCAGCTTTGATCAGCATCGCTGAATGGGGCGAAGATCGTATCAAGGGATATTTCCTTAGTGATACCAGAGATGCCGGCAATCGTAGATTCCGCAAAGGCTTCAACACCACAAACAAAACAAAAATTGCTGCCTGTGCCAAACTCAAAAATCTTATTGAGTCTGGCCGTATGACCATCAACAGTCGTGCTCTAGTCAGTGAGCTCAAAACCTTTGTTGCGTCAGGCACTGCCTATGCTGCAAAACTGGGCGAAACTGATGATCTAGTAATGGCAACTATTGTGATCACTCGCATGCTTCAGCTGCTGCAGTCATTTCACACCGAGCTAGACAGTCAGATCAGGGATCACGGTGATTCCTTGATTGAACCCATGCCCTTTATCTCAGTGTCTCGCTAAATATAAAACTATGGCAAAGAATACTACATCACGTAAACTATATGATATGCTGGTTTCTCGAGGATTTGATCCTGAAGAATCCAACTCCCAAGGCAAGAATGTCATTGATCCCACCGAAGCAGACATGGTGAAATTTGATTACATTGCACCTTCGGGAAAAAACTATGGTACAGTGGTGATGTTGCTGGGCGATGATGGTGATCTTACAATGTTTTTTGGTGACGAAAAGGGCAGAACCATGGAGCCCGAAGATCGTGACCACTGGTTTGAATTTCTGCAAGATATGAAACCCTGGGCCAACTGGAATCAACGAGATTTTAGAGCCTACAACATGAATCAGCTCAAGCACCACATAGCGTCAATGCGCCGTGGTCTAGCTGAGAGTTTGTTTGAAAGTCTGCAAGGCAACGCTAGAATTTCATGGACCGGGCCAGCTGACCAAGCCCGCATGGTCATACATCACACACAAAAACTAGGTGAGAATGACAAACGTTTTCGCCACATAGACAAAGTTTTTATTGAAACTGCCGACGGTGAAAGATTTCGTTTGCCTTTCCGTAACTTGGCCGGCGGTCGTGCCATGCTTGAACATATTCGTCATGGTGGTAATCCCTATGACCTTCGTGGCGTACACATAGTAGAAATGATCAACGAACTCAATGTGTTGAGTCGTTTTCGTCGAGCGCACACAGGCAAACTGTTTGAAGGCGAAGCTGCTGTTTTAATTGAACAGGCCAACACCTACTACGAAACCATTCGCCGTGATATCAAGCATCTTGGCAACTCGCGTGGATATAACCGATACTTTGAGTCCTGGAATCCCATGCATACCAGTGACACCGAGATGATGGTGGAAGATTTAAAAACCATGTTCATTGAACAGACCTTGGATCAAAGAATTGAGTCAGCATTGCCTGTGCTGGCAAAACTACAGAATCAACGAAACGAAATGCGTGAACTCAGTGAGTTTACCGAATGGGCCGGACGTCTAACCGAAGGCACATGGGCAGTTCCTGACACCCCACAGATGTTGCAGCAACTACAAGACTTGATGGCTGACGAATTACCTGTTGGTGCCGATGCATTGGATGTCACTGAGCAATTGTATGACGTGTTTGGTGATGATTCAATGTTCGACGAGTTGAGTGTGTTAGCCTTGCGCGATCCCAGAGCCGATGCAAGACCAGTCATTGCCAAGTACATGCAAAAGTTGGGTATTGAGTTGCCAGAACCTGCGGTGCAACAAACACAGCCACCTGCACAACCATCAGCAGATCAACAGCCACCTGCACAACCTCCAGTACAGCAACCACAGCCCACACAGGAAATGTCGGAGTTTCCCAAAGTTACCGAAGAAGATGACTTTGAAATCACAGACCCCAAAGAAGTTGGTGCTAAAATGAATCCTGCTTACATATCTCCCAATGCGGTAAAAAATCAATCGTCCTCAGATAAATCTGCACCTGCTCCAGCCAAGATTGGAGTGTCTACTCAGTCGTTGCCTGACTACAAGTTTGAAGAAATAGAGCGAATCAAATCAATTGTATCTTACCTTAATAGCTAAATAGTCTTGACACAGAGGCAAAAAGCGCATATACTCCGTGTGTATGCGCTTTTTCATTGACGTGTATAGGCATCATGTCGCAAGACATATTAGGCACACTTAGGCATTTATAGGAGAAAACTTTATGGCCTCATTAGCAGAAATCCGCGCACGACTCGCAGCCGCAGAGTCGAACAAAGGCGGTCAATCCCAAGGCGGCGACAACGCAATTTACCCACACTGGAACATGCCCGAAGGATCAAGTGCAAACCTGCGCTTCTTACCTGACGGTAACTCAAAGAACACATTCTTCTGGGTAGAACGTGCAATGATTCGTTTGCCATTCAATGGCATCAAAGGCGAATCCGAGTCAAAGATGACTTACGTACAAGTACCATGCGTAGAAATGTGGGGAGAAGCCTGCCCAGTTCTAGCCGAAGTACGTAATTGGTTCAAAGACAAGGCACTGGAAGAAATGGGTCGCAAGTATTGGAAGAAACGCAGTTATATTTTCCAAGGCTTTGTGCGTGAGAATCCTCTCTCCGACGACAAGACCCCAGAGAACCCAATCCGTCGTTTCATCATTGGTCCTCAGATCTTCACACTGATCAAGTCAGCGTTGATGGATCCAGATCTCACTGAGATGCCAACTGACTACGCAGCCGGTCTTGACTTCCGTGTGACAAAAACTACCAAAGGTGGTTATGCTGACTACAACACTTCAAAGTGGTCACGTAAAGAGTCTGCTCTCACAGCCGACGAAGCTGAGGCAATTGAAAAGCATGGCTTGTATGATCTTGCTGGCTTCTTGCCAAAGAAACCTGGTGAGGTGGAACTCCGAGTCATCAAAGCAATGTTTGAAGCATCAGTTGATGGTCAACCGTTTGACATGGAACGTTGGGGACAATACTATCGTCCTGCTGGCTCAGCAGCACCTGCAGGTTCAGCAGCAGACACTGAAGAATTTGCTCCAGCACCAGTGGCCAAACCTAGCCCTGCCAAAGCAGTGGCCTTGGAAGAAGACGATCCCATTGAAGTAGCCGAGGCAATTGCTGCAGCACCAGTCAAGGCAGCAGCATCTTCAAACAAAGCCGAAGACATTTTGGCAATGATTAGGGCTCGACAGAAAACAGCCTGATGTTTTCACAACTGGACAATGTAATATTTCCAGATAGCTGTGAGGTAGTGCGATGCTCCTCACAGCTATGCGTTTATCCAATTTTCAAAAACGGATCAAGCAGCATCAATGAATCTGTAGAAGAAAACGGTTGGGAAATCATACGTGACTACGACATTGAAAGCATTGCCACACCAATTCGTGTGTATGTGCGAGATGCTCATCAACGCTTTGTAAGTGGTGTCAATACGTTTGTTCAACACAACTCCGATCTAGATTTAAAAACTGCTTTGTGGTTTGTGAGAGAGTATCCTTTTCTCAATCGCCACTTTGCGCCACAGTTTTTTTGGATAATTAATCTGGCAAGATATATGCACCCAGATACAAAAATAGAAATTAGGCACATGGATGACATTGCCAAAATAACCGCAAGACACAGTGATGCTGGCATACTGCCAGCCAGTGAAGAATTTATACGTGAATTTGAATCGCTAGACTGGAACCATATGAGATTGTATCACTATCTTGATCAAATATTAACTGACCTTGTGGGACAGACAGTTACCTACCCTGAGCTAGTGGCCATTGTAAGAGACCAACATACATCACTGTTTGAAATGGTGTTTGGCAAAAGCATGAACCTTGTGGAACTGGTACGTGGACTGCCCTAGACTCAATCATTTTGTACGCTTCAATCCCACTGGCTCGGTGAGTCGTTGTGGTCACATGGTTGGTGCTCCTGAATTTGACTCACTGGAGGCCATGGATTCCAGTGCTTGGTTGAAAAAAATCAAAACACAAAAATGGCCCATGGAGTGTCAACGCTGCCGTGAGACTGAAAAAATTTCCGGAACCAGTATTAGAATGAACACCATCAAGTTCCATGAAAAACAAACTCAACCAGACTACTTGATTGTTGG